GTTACTGCAAATGGAACAAGTGGAAATAACGCTGTATTAGCTGACCCAAATAATGATTTTGATCTTATTGGCACTCCCGGTGGTGGTTATAATACGATATCGCTCGATACTGCCAAAGCAAAACTACTTTTTGAATTAAACTATGACCGATGTGTAACTCTCAAAGATTTTACTAATGCTATAGTTGGTTCTGGTATCTCTGGAACATCTGATCCAGATATGGTATATGTAAGAAATGGTGACATTCCCGGATCTGTTAATGTTTATGTAACTGATCTTTCTACTGGAAGCCAAGCAGCTCTAATGGAATACCTAGAAGCCAAAGTCATAGCTGGAATACAGGTGGTATACGGACTATGATTCCTCTGTTCTTTAACAGATTACCCGTAAGTATTGCTCAAAAAGTTGAATTGCTTTTTGAAAAAGCATTAAAGCAATATGGTTCAGAATTATATAATGTTGGAAAAGACAAATTTATTGGTGATAATCTAACAGTTGAATCATTGTTTCCAGAGTGGATAATTCAGGAATATCAAAGCAATACTTCTAATGTGACAATTGTTCCTATTGTTAAACAATATCTTCGTTGGCTGTACAGCATGAAATATGGCTATGGTGCATATATTCCATGGGAAGTATTGAGAAGTCCAGTATTCATGCCAACTGAATTGCTACAGGGATTGGCTGAATTATATTTCCCCGGAGAAGATTTCTCATCTGATGAATTGTCAGATATTCTTCCAAATATTCCAAAATTTTCAATACAAGTAGATTATCAATACTTCGGAAAAAAGGGAACTCCTGATGGAATTCACTATTTATTGACTACCCTTATGGGATATGACTATGAAACAACTCAGGTTATAAGTTTCAGCAATACAGTAATAAAAATTATTGCAGATGTTTCTGATAACCATAAAGCTTTCTTAGAAAGAAGTGTTATACCAGCTGGAATGGTAATTATATATGAGGCTCCATAATGTTAAAAAAGATTGTTTCGTTTGCCATGGCGATTGCATCGCGTGGATTTAATAACTATAAAACTGATCTGCCGACAAAACAATTAAGATACATTTCTTGTTATGGAAATGGTACCATACCACCTTGTAAATTCTTAAAGAAAAGCAAAGATTCCAATCATTATTATTGTGGAAAATGTGGCTGTGGGGACCATAAGCATACATGGCTAATAAGAAATCCGGGCGAATATTGTAAACTTGATTATCCTAAAATAGATTGCCCGTTAAAAATGCCGGGATTTAGTAATTATGATCCAAGTTTTTATGATAAAGAAGATGGAAATAGAAAACATTCTATTGAAAATTTGGATCCAGCGTCCGTTCAGTTGATACAATTGACCGTAAATAATAGTGAAGAGAATCAGCGTTTATTTGAAAAACTGAATAACATTATGAAAAATACATAAATATTTTCATGGCCATTACAACCCGTCAAAATTTTATAGACTATTGCTATAGATCCCTTGGTGCTCCTGTTATTCAGGTAAACATAGACCCCACTCAAGCTGAAGATCGTCTTGACGAAGCACTGGAATATATGTATGAAAGACACTTTGATTTTAATCAACGTGCTTTATTTGCATATAGAATAACAGAAGCAGATAGGGCTAATAGATATTTTGACACAACTCAATTTGGACCAGCTCTCGGTGCACAGATCAAAACAGATGAAGATGGTAATACTGGTTACTGGCCTTTAGCAACAGATATTCGTACCATTACAAAAGTATATGCACCAAGCGACATTGTTGGTGATTATATGTTTGATTTACGATATCAAATGACATTGTTTGATTTCTTCGGATTGTATTTTAATCAATCGGGTGCCCCACAAGGACCAATGGCTGCATACATGGAAGGTATGAGTTATATCAAACTAGTTAACGATGTATTTAACTATCCCACATCATTTACATACACAAGAACAACCGATAGGCTTTTCTTGGATACAGAACATAGTAAACTTCCCGCAGGAGCATTTTTGATGGTGGAAGCCTATGTTCAAATTGATACCAGTCAATATAATAAAGTTTGGAATGATAGAGTTTTCAGAAGATATTATACTGCATTATTGAAAAAACAATGGGCTCAAAATTTGTTAAAGTTTGCAGGAGTTCCTTTACCCGGTGGAGCACAGTTAAATGCACCAGCAATGATGACGGAAGCCATGAACGAACTCAATGTCATAGAACAACAGCTCGTAAAAACACAAGAACTGCCCCCTGATCCACTAATAGGTTAAAATGGCAACAAATCCATACATATCAAATTATAGTAATAAAGGTGAGCAAGATCTCACCGAAAGTATTACTATAGAAGTAATACAGGCCATGGGACAGGATTGTATATATGTTCCAAGAGAATATTTTTCAATAGATGGAATTTTTGGTGAAGATCCTGGATCATCATTTACAAAATCTTATACACTAGAAATGTATTTGATGAATTATAAAGGATTTGATGGAACTGATGTAATAACTCAATTTGGTCTTGAGATTAAAGATAAAGTTACATTACTTTTTGCAAGAAAAAGATTTGCTCAAGAAGTAATTGCAAATCAACCGTCTGTAACAAGACCAAGAGAAGGTGATTTAATTTATTTTCCTCTTTCAAAGTCTTTATTTGAAATAAACTTTGTAGAACATGAAAATCCATTGTATCCATTTGGAAAGCTTTATTCTTATATGATAACTGCAGAATTGTTTACCTATAGTTATGAGAAGGTTGAAACAAATAATCAAACAATTGATTCTATTATTTCTCAAACTCGTGGACTATCTGGTTCTCAAATCATACCACTCAATATAAATATCGGTACAACTGCTGGTGTAAATGATATTCTACAAACAGAAGCCAACGGATATACGTTTGATCCTCAGAATCCTTTTGCAACAGAAGAAAGTCCTTAAGGTAATAAATGTTTGGATATTTTTACAACCAAAGTCTTAGAAAAATAGTGATAGGATTTGGTACCCTATTCAACAATATATCTGTTGACCATGTTAATCCTGATGGTGGTAACGATCTTAACATTCGTGTACCCATTACTTATGCTTCTCAAGAAAAATTTATAATAAGGTTTTTAGAACCATCATCAATTAATGATGGTTTAAGAATTGAAAACCAGCTCCCGCGTATGAGTTATGTTATGACTAACATACAAGCGGATCCAAGCCGAAGACGCAATGTAAATACACCTTCACTTTCACGGTCAACAGCAAATTGTGCCGAAAATCCACTGGTTATAACCGAAGAAATTCCAGTCAATATAGGATTTACTTTGTTTATTTATTCAAGACATATTGATGATACACTGCAAATTGTTGAACAAATAATGCCGTATTTTAATCCACAGCACGTGATAACAATGGATTTAAATCCTGCAAAACCGGGTATCAATATACCCATAACAATGGTTTCTAATAGCATCAGTGAAAGGTATGATGGCGATCTTTCTACTCGCCGTATTAATATTTCTTCATTTACTTTTGTAGCAAAAAGTTATATATTTGGAAAAGTGCAAAATGGAACTGTTATCAATTCAGTTTCTGTTTCTGGCCTAACAGCTGGAATCGCATTTGGATTTGACTCATGAATAAACAATTAGCTAAATTTTTTAATGTTCCTGATCAACCAGACTCTAAAACAAAAGAAATTTTGGGCGGTACGTACGATGCAAATAATTTTCAAAAAGATTATACACTTGTACAATCAAATCTAAAAGATTTGATTGGTAGCGGAAATATTGCTTTGGAGGCTGCATTGAAAGTTGCTACTGAATCTGATGCACCCAGAGCATTTGAAGTGGTTGCTATTCTTTTAAAGACAATGGCAGATTTAAACAATAATGTATTGGATGTGCACAAAAAAGCTAAAGAAACAACAAATAGTAAGACTGAAATAAAGCAGACAAATAATTCTGTATTTGTTGGTTCAACAAAGGATTTGCAGAACCTGTTAAATAAAGATAGAAGTACAGAAAAAAATGTGATTGATATAGAGGCAATAAAGAATGAGTCTCAACAAGAATAATCAGGGATATAGAAATAATTCAAAACTCAAACCACCGGGCATTGAGCTTCAGTATACAAAAGAACAACTAGACGAATATATTAAATGTGCAAATGATCCTGTATACTTTTGTAACAAATACATCAAAGTAAAGACTCTTGACAAGGGTATCATGCCCTTTGAACTTTATGATTATCAACAAAAGTTTGTTAATTATATTCATAAAAATAGATTTGTTATTTCAAAATGGCCCCGTCAGTCTGGTAAGTCTACCTCTGTAATTGGTTATATCTGCCACTATATTACCTTTAACCAAAGTGTAAGCGTGGCAATTTTAGCAAATAGACTAAAGACGGCCAAAGATGAATTGTATTCAAAATTACAGTTAGCCTATGAAAATTTACCACAATTCTTACAACAAGGTGTAGTGGAGTGGAATAAAACATCTTTAAAATTAGAAAATGGTTCCCGAGTAGTATGTGATGCTACCTCTTCAGGCGCAATCCGTGGTGGTTCGTTTAACTTTCTTCTTTTGGACGAATATGCCTTCTTGCCATCTCACGTAGCTGAAGAATTCTATGCATCTACCTATCCTACCATTTCAGCAGGTACCACCACCAAGCTTGTAATAGTTTCTACTCCCAATGGCATGAATCACTTCCATAAACTTTGGGTTGATGCCAACAGGGCAGAGGGCCATAAACTAAAGAATAAATTTATTCCCATAGAAGTTAGTTGGAGAGATGTACCGATTACCTCGGGTGGAAGAAAAAGAGACGATGTTTGGGCAGCGGAACAGATTGCCAATACAAGCCCAGAGCAGTTTGAACAGGAATATGGCTGTAGTTTCTTGGGATCGTCCAACACACTGATCGCTACCTCAAAACTAAACGTTCTGGCACCAGAGGAGTTTTTGCAAGAAGATTCTGATGGACTTAGAATATTTGAACTTCCTAAAAAAGATGAAATTTACTTTTTACAAGCCGATGTCTCTAGAGGACAAGGTTCAGACTATTCAGCATTCACCGTAATAAATGGTACTTCGACTCCATATAAGGTAGTTGCATCATATCGAAATAATGCAGTAAGTCCTTTTAATTTTCCAAATGTAATTAAAAAAGTTGGAGAACGATATAATAATGCTTATGTGTTAGTAGAAACAAATGACATAGGTGGGCAGGTTTCTTCTATTCTTTACAATGATTTGGAATATGAAAATGTTCTTATGACCAAAATAATGGGTCGGAAAGGACAAATGTTATCACAAGGATTTGCTGGTGGAAGAAGTGAAATGGGATTAAGAACAACTACTCAAACCAAAAAATTGGGGTGTGCTATATTTAAAAGATTAGTTGAAGAAGACAAAATTTTAATAAATGATGAAAGAATATTGGCTGAATTAATAACATTTGTTTCAAAGTCAAATACATTCAAGGCAGAAGAAGGACATAATGACGATCTTGTAATGACTTTGGTATTCTTTGCTTGGTTAACGAGACAAGAATACTTTGCAGATTTAATTGAAAGCGCCAAATTCAATTATGAAGAAGCCAAAAAACCTGAAGATGACAATACTTTATTCATGTTAAGCGAAGAATCTATGGAAGATGATGAATTTTCTGATGGAAATGTTGTTTGGAAGAAGGTATAAAAAATTACTAAATATTAGTGATAAAAAAGGACAATCATGCCAACTCTTAGTTCTTTTACTAGCACTAATCAATTTCGAACTGAAACAGCCTCTGATGCATTTAAGATGGATTGCGGCTATTTGATAGGTTTAACCTATGTAGCCCCAACATTTAGTTCTGTTGGAGCATCAAACAATCCCGGAAATTTATTTGGTTGGCTAATTTATGCCAGAGCAATTAAGTCATCGCCAGCAATAGGTACTACCGCATCAACGTATGTGTATTATACTTCGCCATCAGCAATGGTTAATGATTTAAACAAATTAAATGGTGTTACTGGGGCTTTAATAAATCCTACAACAACTACAGGAAATAGTTTTGGATTCTTTATCTATGATGGTACAACTAATCTTGATCAAACCAGTAATCTTGGAGTTACTGGTGCCGGAAGAGAATTTTTATATGCATTAGATTATCTTTCATACGGTGGTAATCTCGTCATTGCAGGAACTACAAAAGGTTTTTTAGACTGGAAAACTGATTTTAATACAGATTTTGATTTAATTATGGGTGCAACTGGTTTAGGTTTTTCTGGCGCCCAAAGATGGCTTGAAAAGGAAGCACCATATACTATAGGTGTGTTTCCTAGTCTAAATGATGGAGCAGGAACAACTTTAACAAATTTTGTTTTTAATGGAACATCATTTGTCGAAGGCGCAACTGTAGCTGATCGTGTATTTTCTGTGTATGGTCAAAAAACAGTAACAAATCTTCCAGTTCCATCTCTTTATACTTCCGGTGTATTGACTTATGTTAATAATCTTAGTGCTGATGTTGCTGGTATGTTTACACGCGTTAATGCTAGAAATGAACTTTATTTAACTATTGCAGGATCGGCTAGAGGCTTCATTTTAAATGGAGACGTAACAACCACAGTAAACTTTGCTGACACTGATCTTAAAAATATTCTTAAAAATGCTCGTGTAAACTATTTCTTAAATTATACAACCAAATTCCTTGGTGCTGATTTAGTTGGAGCAACTGCTTCAACATCTAATCCAATAGTTGATGAAAGAATTGGCCCAGCTCAAAT